ATATTGTAAGCCATACATACCAGGGCGGGCTCGTCGTACTTTTCAAATAAGCGGCGGAGGATATAAAGCCCCGCGCGTATGTTTTGGTACGGCTCGTTAAAATCGGTAATACCCAGGGCGGAGGAAAGCTCCGCGTGATTACATTTGTTAATCTGCATTAAGCCGTAGTCGTTAGTCCCGCTCACTACATCAGCTCTAAAAGAGGACTCCGTATACATAAGAGCCATAGCAAACTCAAAGTCGATATAGTAAGCCTCGCATAAATAATAGGTAAACTCTTGCAGCTCGACGGGTAACGCGCACTCGAGCGGCTCAAACTCGGAGCCGAGTTCGTAATTAAAGGTAAGCCCGCCGTTTTCGGTTATGTATCTACCGTCGCGGGTACCGTATAGCTCGTCCGATAGTTTAGGCGCAGGCTCGGAGCCGCTGAAAGCTGATACAGCCGCCACGGTTGCGCCGCCTATAATTGCTCCGATAAGGAATATACATATAATAAAGGTAATAACTCGTCGCTCCGCTTTGCTCACAGTGCGGCGGCTTTTTTTGTGAGTCATAAAACAACCTCCTTAATTTTTGCAGGCTCCACAATAGAAACGCTGTTGTTATTTCTATCTGTGAGCTCTGCGGTGTATACGGGTTTCCCGTTCTTGTTTCGCTTGATAATAGCCGATACGCATTTATATACGATACCGTTATGCTCGACGGGGCACCCGCTAAACAAAGCATTGTTAAGCTGTTGAAAATCCATATAGCCCGCTCCTTATTTCTTTTTGCTGCCGATAATAGCTACAATAATTACCGTAGCGCAGATAGCAAGGCAAATAATAACGCCGTCGCTCATTTAGTCCACCTCCTCTATTGCATAGTCGTAAGATAAATTAGCGCAGCTCGTCGAGAGTTTCTCTGCCGCGTTTTCTGCACGCTTTCGGCTTGTGTACCTTTTTGCAAGCTCTTGATTTGTGCCCGATACGGCGGCGTATCTTTCTCCAAGTACGCTAAATGTGCCTCCCGAGATATACTCGGGCGAGCTGCCGTCCTGGTATCTAAACTTAATTACATACTTGCTCATTCGTTCACCTCCGAGCGGCATTGCTCAAAATATTTACACCATAGGCAACAATGGCGGCAGCCTTTGCCGCGCTTTAGCCAATGGCGCAGGCGGGAGCGGAGGCGTTTTACCGCCCGCCGCACCGCATATTTAATAATGTAATAAATTTGCTCCGCCGCTGATACTTTCCTATATCCCATATAAGCCTCCTAACAAAACCAATCGTTAGCGAGCTCGAGTGCGTCCTCTTTAGCCTCTTTTTTCTCTTTAGGGGTTGCACCCTCTGCCGATTTAATTACAGCCGAGGCTAAATTGTTCATACGGCAGCGCAAGCCCTCGATTTCTCTTGAGGCTCGGTTGTCGTATTCGTCTTTACTTTTTCGGAATTGCATAAACTCCTCAAAGAGTCCCTCGGTCATTTCTACGGTAATTTTCATATTGCCAGGTTTAGGAATAGATATAGAGCCGTCCTTTTCGATTTTGATACTTTCCATATAGTCGCCTCCTTGTGCGCCTATCGGCGCAGATTACTTAAAGATTTCGGGATTGAAAATACAAGCGGGGGCGACTCCGAGAGCGTTCACCGCGTAGCCGTTGTACAAACTACCGTCGGTGCTCACAATGCGCTCGCTGACCGCGTGCCCAGGGAGGCAGCTCCAGGGAGTAATAGTCCATACCCAGGTATCATACTGCGGCATAAACTTACGGTACTTGCGGTAAAGGTTGTCCGAAAGCAACGCCACAAAGTCCTCGGAGGTGCCGTAGTCGGTCATACCGTCGTCGGAGGTGAGGTCGGAAACAAACGGGAGGAGGTCGCCTTTATCGAAATTCTTTACAAACTCCTCGTTGAGGTATTTACGGAGAGAGGATTTGCGCCAATCGTTGGAGCCGTCCTCGTCGTATGCCATTTCGTCCTCGAGGCGTTTTGCTGCTACGGCAAGTACGCCGCCCTGCTCCATACCGAGAGCGACAAACTCAATACCGCCACGGGTAAAACGCTCGCCTGCCTGCGGTACCTTGCTTACATCTGTAGCGGGTGCCGCTTCACCCTCGGAGCTTTCGTCCTCGTATTCGTCGTCGTATTCTGCGGGAGTAAAAATTCCCGTAAAGGCTAACATAGCCGCAGCCTCGGCTCTTTTTCTGTTGTCCTCGGGGTTGGTGTTGGTTGCTATATCGTCGCAGAGGGACTCAATAGCGGTTAAAATACTGCTGTTCATAAGGTTATACCTCCTCAAAAATTTTCGTATGTATCTACTAACTTTTGCAGCTCCGCAAAAAGCGGGGCAATAGCGCGCTTGTTTTGCCTTGCATTGAGTAACTGTTTACCCAGGGCATAAAAGGCGGAGAGCTCGCGCTCGGTGGCTTTCGCCTGCTCTACAACCTTTCGGGCGTTCTTAACCTCTGTGCGAGCCGCTCTCATTTCGTCAAATTCTTTCGCCGAGAGCTGCACGCTTGCGGTTACGCCTTTAGGCTTGCCTCCGCCACGGAGCAAATATAGACGGTTGCGCGTTGCGTCCTGGGTGCGGTTAAGCTCCTCGGAAAGCTGCGCGATTGTCTTACGCTCCTTTTGGTACCCGTGTAACAGCAGCTCGTCCTCCTCGGTAGTCCAGGCTCCCGTCTTAACTGCTGCCCGCTCGGGTGTAAATTCGTGTCCGCATTGCGGGCACTTAACAGCCTTGCACATCTGCTACACCTCCTCGTATATAAAATCAAATAAAGATAACTGTACGGGCGGCGGGTTAGCTATATAAGCGTCCACCTTGTCGGATATTTCCTTAAATGTTTGTCCGTACTTAAAGCCCTCCGATACCTTGTTAGGTACGCTATCAAAAGTAACGAGCTCCGCCCATAATTCGGGGTGGTTGGTTTTAAGGTATGCAAATTCCTTTATTTTTTGGTTAGGGCAAAACCAACAGCCGCCACGGGTTGAAAATTTGTATGTAGGAGAGATAAGGTTGTAAGGTCTTAATATGTCGTATGTCTGCTCCTCGATAATTCCTTTTTTCTCAAGTAATGATATTTGCCCTTTTCGGTGGACGCGCTCGAGTCTTTCGGGCTCGTCGGCAGCTATACCGATATACTCTTGATAGTCTTTACCTAAAGTTTTTAGGTACCGCTTAACGGGGTTAATTTTCTCTCTGTTCATAGCGCACATACCGCCGATAAGCCAACCCGAGAGCTTGCCTTTTCTGTCCTCGTGCTCTGTCCGCTCGATAATGCGGTAAAACCAATGCACATAATCTCGGTCGGACTCAATTACTTTTACTTTGTAACCCCAGGACTCAAAGAGCGGTATTGCGTGGTTAAATATCCACTCTATTACCTCGGGATATTCGGCATATATGCGACGCTTTTTATCAAACCACAAAAGAGAAATAACAATAAGGTCTATAGGTATTCCGAGCTCGTGAGCTAATACTATAGTTGCCGTAGAGTCTTTCCCTCCGCTCCAACATATAATATTTAGCTTTCTATCGGTGCTCATAACGCCTTTAGCACATCATTTGTAATAGCCCGCTCGCTGTCGGCTGTAATACAAACTTTGCGCTTGTGCTTGTTTTTGTAACTGATAATGCAATACTCCTCGGCGGTACCGTCGTCATATTCATAGGTTAGGGACTCTACGCTATCGTCGAGCCGCTGTATAAACGGCTGCAAGCTAAACTCGATAAAGTCGCTTTTTTCAACAAAGGGAATAGAAACACATTGCTCTCTCATTCTTGCGCCTCCTCTATGTAGTCGAGTGCCTCCTCGAGAGAGGAAACGGCAGAGTCGAGAGCGTCTACTGCTGCCTCGGCTCTTTCGTAGCGTTCCGAGCTTTGGAGGTTTTCGGGTATATTGTCCTTGTATTCCTCCTCCTCGTCGTGCAACATTTCGAGGCGGTCTTTAGCCTCGGAGATAATGTCGTAAAGTTCTTGTAATTCTTTTCTGCGTACTTTGTTCATAATAAAATCACTCCGTTTTATTTTTATTTTGTTTTACTGCGCCGTGGCGGGCTTTCGGTGCCCTCGGCGTTTGATA